GTCCCGATTTCCGCAAGGGCCTCGTTTCGCTTATCAATGCTCTCGATCTGCGCCAGCCTGTCAAAGTCAGAAAGGGCGATTTGCCGGCCGGATACCTCTTTCAATGTTTTCTGATCCAGCTCCATCATCTTTACGCGGCGGCGCACCGTAGCCTGTGAGAAGCCGGATTTCTCGGCGATTTCCTCCACGGTACTCCCAAGGTCGAGCATCATCTGGAAGCCCTGGGCTTGCTCGTAGACGGTGAGGTCATTGCGCTGCATATTCTCCAAAAGCATAGTTTGCAGCTGCTCTTTTTCGTCCATGCTGACGATAACGCAGGGAAGCTCCGAAAGGCCGGCCAGCTTCGCCGCAGCATGGCGGCGGTGGCCGATAAGGATGGTATAACCGTCCTCGACCTTGTGCCTGTTGACAATGCGCTGCCCCTGTTCTGTAGGGTCTGCCCTGTAGGCCTCAACAGCGGCCTTATATTCCTCGCTTGTCATATCGCGCTCGCGGAGAACGACGGTCAGATTTTGGAGAATACCCTTTGCCTTGATGCTGTCGGCCAGCTCGGACAGATCGCCCAAGTCCTTCCTCGGGTTATTGGGATGGGGATGCAGTTGGTCTATCGGGAGATAAATCAGCCGGGCCGGTTCGTCCAGCGCGGCCAGCTCCGCTTCGTCCGCTTCATCGTGCCGCTTGCGCTCGATCGTCTGGCGGCGCTCCTCCTGATCCGGGATTGTGCGATCTTCACCGATTGCATTATTTTTATAATAATCGCAGTCCAGCTCATGGCCATCGTGCTGGCACTTGCGCTCACACTCCGCCTGCAGCGGGCAACGCTTATTGATATTCTTCTTCATGTTGGCTCCTTTCGATCTGCTTTTACATGTTTTTTGATTTCTTCATGGCGTACCACATCCGCCCATACTGTTTTTTTCTGGCTATGCGGCAGCGTTCGCATAACCGACTTGTTTTTCTTTCAAGGAATGCTCCTCCGCAGCGCACGCAGTATTGCGGCTTGATCCGCTCAAAGGAAGTACACTCATCGCAGTTTTCGCACCCGGCCGTGCAGCCCCTAATGTCATCCCATTTCATACACATAAACCGTTGCCAGTATGGCTCATAGCCGAGTTCGTTCATTCGATAACGGAGAAGGGCTACAAGCCGGGATATTGCTTCGGCCGTTTCCTTCCGATACCCGGTATGCTTAAGAGCCTGGCCGACTGTCGGGATGGGTGCGCCCGTTCCATACTTACCATCACCCATCAATTCGCGCACCTTATCCGCATTTTCTGTGAAATAGGTGTAGTAAACCTTGCCGCGCACTGCTTTTTCCGATCTGCCGATTGCCTGTCCGATCACGGTATAGCTGTCCCCGCAGCGTATCCCATCGGCTAAAATCTGATAATCCGCATCCGTCCACGGGATATGACTGTCCGCCTTGACCGGCCGCTCTTTTAAACCGAGATCCATGCACTTCCTCTGGATGGCTCCTTCTGATCGCCTGAGGATATTTGATAGGGCAGCGTATCCATAGCGGTGCTGCTTAAGGAGGCGAACAAGCTCTTGTTCTTCTGCATGCGTCCACTGGTCTTTGCGTTGTAGCCGGAATGATGTAAAATCCTTTTTCCGCTGCTCCGCTACCCATTCCGGCTCTTTCCCTAATGCCAATGGCTCCATCTTTGAGAAATCAAGGAAGCACCTGTTCTTTTCGGCCCATTGCCAAAACTCATCCAGATAGACCACGCGAAACTCGCATTTATCAACGCGCCGAGTATGTATGGGCAACCCTCTGTTTTCAACCCAGCTTTTCATCTTATAGCTGTACGCTGCGTTTGTTCCAGTTACGGCAATAAGCAGCTGATTGAGCGTTACATATTCCCCGCCCAGCAATACAGGCCCCAAGCCCAGACGGGACGCTCTAATTTTTACTGCATTTACCGTCCGATTTAGGTGTTTTGCAATGCCTGGGATGGATAGAGCGCCCCATTTTTCCTCAAGATAGTTTTCTTCTTCGGCGGTCCATTTTTTGTTCTGCATATCATACCTCACAGAAAGGTCAGTTGCCCGGTTTGCGTTGTTTTCAGCTCAACCGCTGGTGCAGCAGGCGGCAGTTCTGGCGTTGTTGGTTGCTTTTTCTCCGGGGATACTTCCTCAAAAAGGGTGGAGATTTTGAACCACTCCCGCCGCCAATGCCAAACATCCCGGAAGTAGAACGGGGTATACCATACATTCGGGCCATCCCTTGGGATTAAGCCCCGTTTATCGTAGCTTACCGTTGGCCTAAAAAGGCTGTCGTCAATTACGACATAGCCGGGGCATCCCATAAGGCTTAACTGGATGTAGCACATACAGCCGGCAAGGAAATCTATATCCTGCGCTACAAAGAGGACGGAAGTCTGGAAATTCACATCGTTACCTGGCCTGCGGCACTCGTTCGCAAAGGCAATCAGCAGCGCACCAGCACCGCAGGCCGGATCACTCACCGACACCCATCCTTGTGCTTCAACTCTTTCCTTAAGGTCTCCGCCGCAAGTGATGGCAGCCATTGCCCGGCATACCGGATATGGAGTGAAGAATTGTCCTTTCCATTCGTTGCCGAGATCGAGGGCCATAAACAGTTCTCCGAGAAAGTCTTGATCGGGGTTTATCTCCATTCCCTCTACAACCTCGCAAAACATTTGCGCAAAAATAGGCATTTCTTTCGGGGAATACTTCTTTGCTATGTTGCAATACATCTCTTCGCGCTGGCTTTTGTATGGCCCGCCAATGACATTTGCAATGCTGATAGCTGTCATCGTGATGAAGTCCTGCCAAATCTGCCATCTGGAGAAGCGGCCGCTAAGCCCATCCATCAATTTGACTATATTTTTCTGGTGACCCTCTCGGACATTGCGGATGACCCTTCCCATGGTCTACTCCTTTGTTTTTGCATCAGTATCCTTGCCAGTCTGCTTTGCCATAGCTTTTAGGCCATTCTCATATCCACGCTGGTAAAGACGTTTAAGATATGCTTCAAGCTCCAGCCTGTTCATACGCTTGATGGCCCTGTAATCATCACGCTTCACCGCCCGGCACCTCCTCGTCTTCGGGCGCATCATACGAAAGCACTTCACGGGGGCCGGAAGCATTATAGGGGCCAACCACGCCCATTTCTTCCAAGGTGGCGATGATCCGCGATGCCTTTCCGTAACCGATATTCATGCGGCGTTGCAGCAAGGATGCAGACGCCTTGTTTTCAGCGCGGACTATAAGAATTGCTTCCCTGATTTCAGCTTCATCGCTGCTATCTTCTTCGGCATCATCGTCATCCTCGTCTGAAGAAAGATCATCGGTTATATCCGGTAAATCATCCTCTGGATCGTAGGTATCCAGCGGTTCCGCACCTTCAGGAAGAGTATCGTAATCGTCTGCATCATCCTCATCAATGACAGGCATTTTCCCGGCTTGTAAAGCGTTTTTCTCGATAATGTCCCGGAAAAAGTATTGCAGCCAGCAGTAATGCATGTTTTTGAAGAGGTTTTTGATCTTCGTGAAAAGGGCCTCTTTGATCGTAAAAGTCTGGGATGTTTTGTAGGTGATGCCGCCATCTTTGAAGTAGAACACAAGAGAAGCATCCGGGCTGGTATCGCTAGCCTCCACCTCATCGAGCATAGTCATCTGCTCGTTTAGGCTGGCAATCGGTTTAATGGTAAGCGTGATCGGGTAAGTATCACGTTTGAAGCTGAAAACCAAATTGTTTTCATCGCAGATCCCTTGCAACTTTTTCTTGTAGGCATCGTATTTTGCAATTTCACTCATGGTATAACTCCTTTCTCGTTTAGGTGAGTAGCAGCAGCGTTCCGTTCCACGCTATCTGCACCCGGTACTCGTCCAGATCGGCCTCGGTTACATACTTACGACCAAACCGCTCTTTCATGGCTTTCCACACTTCCCATGGGATGCAGTACACTTCATCGGTGCCGAACCCTGCGACAACATAACATCTGGCTCCTAATCGCTGCTGGCGATCCATATACTCGGCCTGTTCACGCCGTACACGATCTTTTTCCATGCGACCGGAGGAAGTATATTTTGCTTCAAGCATGATCGTACGTCCGCCCTTAATTGTGCCTTTGTAATCCGGCTGGGCTTTTTTTTCAAAGTAGGCGATAAACTTCCCGTTTCCCAAGGATTTAACTACACGCATAGGCTCTGGCGTTTTTTCAATATCGGCGAACCCCTTTTCCCGGTAATACGCAAAAGATGTTTCCAACCGATCTTCAAACCGCTTACCTTCGGCTTTGCTGATCCTGCCCTGAAGCTGCCTGCGGGGGTCTTTTGCTTTCTCCACAGGCCTGCGTTTATTGCTCATCCTCATCCTCCCTCATAACAAACAGTCCATCCTTAAGGTCCCTGATAAAGCTCTTAATCGCTGCCCACAGAAAGGGGAGCAGAAACGCGCAGTATTCGCCGCCGATAGCCTCATACCCCCTTTCTGCATAAGCGGCAGCGCGGCCGAGCTTGAACAGGATTATGGTCATAGCCAGGACAATGGCTATCTCCAGCAGCTTTTTCAGTACGCATTTCTTTTTCTGCCCGTGCTTACACATCTTCATCGTCCTCCGCAGTTTCGCCAGTCAGTAGCAATGAGCCTCCGCCGTCATCAAGTAGCGGATTGTTTTCAAAGAGCAGCGCCAAATTCTGTCGTTTTTCATCGTATCTCCGATCGATGCTTTCCAGCATGAGCCTGTCCCCGTTTTCGTACTCCGCTGATGCAGCGGCAATTTTGGTTTTGAGAGATGCCGGCATAATTGCATCTGTTCTCATTCGTTCTATCCGTTCCGTGTAGGCTTGTATGAATGCCAGCCGGCCGAGCCCAGCCTTTGACGATCCCCCGTATACATAAGCCCTGTTGAGTTCATATAGCTGGCTGTATCCAATGGCGTTCACGGTATCGGCTATGGCCGGAGGAAGCTCATCCTGGATGTTGAACGAATCTCCAAACTCGCCCTTGACGAAGAGATACTTTGCAACGATCTCCCATGCCCTTTCGGGCGGGATGATGTTGGGGTTTGTAATCCTTGCCATGATCTCGCGGATTTCCGCGATAGACGGAGGCCATTTGGATGTGCTGATGTGCGTTTTTACGGCCATGGCCACCAGCCCAGGTTCATCATCGGCAAACATATCTGCCCACACTTGCACCAAGGAGCGGATGTGCTTTTCATCCCGGAATTTATCAAAATTCGGGTATGCCATTGTGATGATGCCAATAAGCCTGATGGTGTCCTCACGGGTCAATTCAGCTCTCCTCCTTCCTGAAGCATGCTTTCGAGTACCCCAAGGGTATCGGGTTTGCCGCCAGAAGTAGGCGGCGGTGGCGGCAGTCTATCCGGGTCATCGAATTGGTTCTCCCATCCCCGGCCATTCAGCCACGTGGATGGATGCGGGGTGAAGCGTTTCTCTCGGAACCGATAATCACACTTTTGCGCCACCTTGACGGCTTCGATGATCCGGTCAGTAAGGGCATCGTCCGGAGCAATCTTCGCCCACGCTTTTTCTGCATCGCCAATGCTTTCTTT